TGTCCCCAATCAGGAACCGGACTTCATCGACGGGCACGGTCGCCGGACTATTGGTATATGTCCAGGTCATGACGCCCCCTTGAATTACAGTTCGGTGTAGTGGATGTAAGCGTTGCCTACGATACCAGCAGAAGCGCCAGACGCTTTGGAGATCGTCACATACTGTGAGGAAGTCGCTTTTTTGCAGGTTTTGCCGTTGGTGCCTTTGTCGGTAATGTTGTCGAACACACCGGAAGCGGCCACGGACAGACCGTCAATCAAAGTGTCGTTGGAGGTGGTTGCATCAGCGGCAACGCCGATGTCCACAGTGCAAGCGCCGGTAGACTGGGTGGTGACATCCAGAACAACCTTGTTAATCAAGA